AGAGTTCGAGCAAAGAATGATGAATATGTTTTATATGGATCATACTCGAGCAATCATTACGAAACCTTGTGTAAGAAGAAATTTTTGTGTGTTGCAGTGTGATAGCCCTCATTCATCTTTGCTGTCGACTGCGTTGGGTCTTGGGAGAAAAGGAGCAGGAGCTCTGGGTATGTCTAACGTGTCTGGAGCATTTGGAGCGTTACAGGATCTGTCTACTTCGTTAGGCAATATGACTGGATTGACAGGATTGTTTGATCAGCCTAGTGTGAATGTGGAACAACCAGCGGCGCAGGCGGTGGTAGACATACCACAGCCAGTGCGTAGTTTGTATTATCATTCAAAAGATTTTGTTACGGACCAGAAGGCCATGGTATCTGGAAGTGATGGGATAGATGACATGTTAACTAGGTGTAAAATACCAACGCGTGTTTCCATACTATCGTGGTCTAACTCACAGCCTGGAGGAACATTGCTTGATTCATTTCCGATTGGACCAAGTACAACAGCTGCTGCAGGAGATAAGTTGATTGAATCAACTCCATTATCTTATTACTCGCGATTTTTTCGAAATTGGCGAGGAAGTATAGATGTAACTATTGAAGTGATTTCAACACAAATGCATCAGGGACAGTTGTTTGTAGCTTTTGCTCCCAATTTGAACGACAACAAGGCTGTGACCGTGACAAGAGAGAAGTTAAGGACGTGTCCGTATACAATTATGGATGTGAGTACAACTAGGAAAGTTACGCAGAGATTTACTTTTCTTTCAGAAACGGATTATCGAAACACAAACAAGGTTCCTTTAGAAGATGGTTTGAGCGGACCAACAGATACCATTAGTGGAACCTGCTATCTATATATTCAAAACAAGCTGATTGCTCCTTCGACCGTCGCAGCGGTTGTTGATGTGAATGTATATTTGTCGGCTGGTGATGATTTTGAGTTTATGGATCCGTATGATGCAGCGTCAACATTATTCTATGATTTTGGAATACTACAGAGTAGTTCAGATGAGTGGATGGATAAGATTCGTACTGAACCATTGTGGGGAGAAGATACTGCGCCAGCACAACCTGCTAAGGTAACACCTGTGGCAGAGAATAGTAGTCTCGAATCAACGAGTATAACTGATTCGCGTGTCATGATGATAGATCAGCTGAGGGTGCGTCCTTCTGTTGAAGCAGAGGAAATTTGTGCCAATGTGGCCACAGCTCATACAAAGAACGTGGCAGCTCGAGACTATTTAGTGCGAAGTGATATAGCTTGGCGCACGTCGATGACGAATGGCTTTAGATTGACAACTCTTAAGATGCCTGAGATCATTTGGCAGGATGAGTTGGCTATTACGGGCTTGAGGAATTATCATGCGTATCAACATATGGACTTTGAGGTGAGGTTTAAAGTTAACCCGTCAAAATTTCATGCTG